TACTACTCATCCAAGCATCGGTGAATATCCCGCCATAATAAGGAAAGGCATGACCCAAAGAAACGTGGAAAGTACCATCATCGACACCTTCCATTACTTTGGTCATACCATCTGGTGTTAGCCAATCCGCATCTCCATAAGCGTTTATGCTGAATAAGGCTAATAGTGTAAAGAGTAATTTCTTCATCGTGGCATATTAGGAGAAGAATCTATTCTTCCCTTCTTAACGTCCTTTTCGTTTACTCCAGGAATGTCAGTAAGATTTTCTTCCCATGCAAGACCAGCTTCGTCACCAATCATGCCTTGGAAAGGACATGGAGTTCCTGCCATCTTCATCGCAGTCCATACACGCTCATCTTGACACATTAACGATACAGCAGCAACACGCATGCCCATATCGTACAAAGTCTTAGATAGTTTGATTCTTTCACAGTTAGTATCAGTGATTGACTTGCCACCAGAAATACCAAATATCTGAGTTTGTACAGCACCGCTCACGCCCGTTGTACACAAGTCTTGCGAATACGAACTACCAATAGAAGGAGCAATAGCAGAAGGAGGAGGCGACTCAATCTTTTGATTGATGTTCTGAGTCTGTGTACTCTCGCTTACACTTCTGTTCTCATTTACATTGTTATTCTGATTCACGTTGTTATTATTATTAGTTGCAGTACTAACACTTTCTGACTGGTTAATATTTTTATTAGTATTGTCACTCACCGTATTGTTGTTGTTTGTATTCGTGTTTACGGCCGTGCTATTACTTTCCACAGTGCTATTATTTGTGTTTATGTTTTCACTAGTAGAAGTGTTTACATTCGTATTGTTATTTGTAGCATTGACTGTGGTGTCATTAACATTAGTGTTGTTGTTGGTATTTGTACTAACACTCTCGTTGTAATTGTTATTCGTATTATTGCTAGTAGTATTATTAGTGTTTAAATTCGTGTTTGTATTATTAGAAGTAGTGTTGTTAGTATTTAAGTTTGTATTCGTATTGTTAGAAGTAGTAGTGTTTACATTATTGTTGTTATTAGTATTAGTAGTACCACCAGAAAGAATATTGTAGTTAGTATTCTCGTTAGTGTTTGTGTTTGTACTAGTATTAACATTTGTATTGGTGTTAGTTGTGCCACCAGATAAGATGTTATTATTAGTGTTGGTATTCGTGTTATCAGAAGTACTAGTGCTAGTATTCACATTGGTATTCAAATTCGTATTGGTATTAGTACTAGTTGAAGTGCTAGTATTAGTATTCAAATTCGTATTGGTGTTTGTACTTGTAGAAGTCACAGACGAAGTTGAGTCTGTGGTCCCATTCGTTTCCACATACGTTGTTGAGTCAAAATTGCCATCAGCATCATTTTGAACTTGGCTATATGCAGGAATTGATATAAGAGTCATCAGAATCATGATAAAGGAGCTTACTTTATTCATCAAAGTGTCCTTTATGGAGATGAGATTACAGTACTATTTATAAAAATTGTATCAATAAGCCGCATATTTTGTTACAAATGAGCCTAAGTTATTGTTATCATTGAAGAAAAAAAGTTTCATTTTGATACAATTTTTAACCGTATACAAATCAATAGCTTACAGACAAAAATTTATAAGCTATTGATTTATAAGGCGAAAATAAATTGTACTTTAGCGGTCAGATACAGTATAATTACCCTACAAATTGAGCAAAGAGATAAGATTATGAGAGTTACAGTATTCCACAAAGAAGACCAAGCATTCAACCGCATGTGTGTTGTTGAGGCTCCTAGCAACAATATTGAAGATGCTCTTGAGTATGCATATCGCTGGACAAACAACATCAACGGTTCATGGTCACGTGATGACATCGAGAACAATGCTGATTGGAATGAGAACGTCACAGAGATCGCTCCGCTCGAAGATGGTTACGGTCATCGCTCGTCAATGATGCAAGATCGATTCTTGACTGAAGACGGTTGGTACGAAGTAGCTGGTTTCGGATTTAAGAAACTCGACATGCACAAAGTTGCTCAACTTCAAAATGACGATGAGTGGGAACGCGGTATCGAAGCTGGCATGAAGGAGGCAGTATAATATGAATTTTTTTGAAGAGGTAGTGATGTCAATAGGCGTGGGAGCAATCCTCGCCTTGTGGTTCGGTTTAACTTTTCTTTCAATGTACTAAGGAGACATTTTATGAATCGCACAGATTCTCTTGTTCAACGCGTTATTGATGCTCATCGTAAAGTGTACGGATACAATCCTCGCGGTGAGGCGTTTTGGAATCCTCTATGGGGCAATAGCGAAGCGCTAGAAGAAAAGGCAAAAATGCTTGAGAGCGAAGCTGCTAAAAATCCGTGGTCGTCAAAAAACGGTTTACAATCATCTTCAACTGTGATATAATACTGTATTTAGGAGGAATGTTTATGTCCAAGATCGGCGCTTATGTTTTAGAAGTTCAAGAAGATGCAGTAAACCTAGATCATGAAGACTTCGTCGAGAAGTACAAATCTGATTCTGGTGCTAAAGAAATTTATGATTCAATTCAAATGAAGGAATTCGATGCCTACGAAGAGTATTAAAGTTACGACATATTGGTCGCATGGATTTGTCAATGAGTACGTTCTTGAACATCCAAACGCCAGTACTGTTGAGCATGAAATTGCACGTCTCAGTAAATTTACTTCGGTTGATTATTTCATTCTCGAAGATCAAACCGGCAAAGTGTTACATAATTCAAAGGAAACTAAATAATGAATAGAATTGAAATGATCCGAAATGCTGCAATTAAGATTCAAGGCAATCCTGAGTTTCGTACTACAATGCAAAAAGCCAATCGAAGGTTTATTCAAGATTGCCATCGTAAGATCGCTAAAATTAAAGCAAAGCAAGAGCGTCAGCTCGAAAAAGAATTAGCAGCTCTTGATGAAAACTATAACGCTATTGACTTTAAAGTTGCTCGTCATATTGCTGATGAAACTGTTGGCGAAATCTATCGTGAAACAACTAAATTTGATAATGAGTGGAATTAATATGCAAGATGTATATGGTTATGAAGTTGATGCTGATGGTCGTTATGCTACTGCAGAAGTAGCAGCACAGGCTTATGCAGAGGAGCTGTATAGCTACATATCAGATGCATCTAAGGACGCTCAGGGCTTCCGCCACCGTATGGACATTAGCGGTATGACCTTTGCCCAGCTTGAGGCAGAGTGTGATTACTGGTCCAACCAAGTCGCTATTGCCATTGAGCAAGAAAAGGAAGAGTCCGCCATGGCGATAGAGGAGTTCAAAGCTCTGATACAGAGTACCATTGAGATGGGTGCATACAACGAAGAAACTGCTCTGCGTTGGTTGACTCAGGATGAAACTTTCTATCATAGCCATGATATTGAGCATTGGGTTTATAAACAGGGCATCCTGTTTACGGATTATGGTAAAGAGCTTTGTAAAAAGCTTGAAAATATTGTAAGCTATGAAGAGGTTGCATAAGTGTCAACACCGAAGCGAATCAAACAGATGAGAATGGAAGCTCATCAACAACAAAAGAAAGAGAGAGAATTAAGGAAATTATTCTCTGCTCCCACATCAAAAAAGAAGGAGTTTATACCTTATGTCCCGAAGCAGATTTATCGCCAGAGCGATGAGAAATACCGCGTCTTCCCAAGCGGCACGTCGAAGAATTCAGAGGCAGAATTATTTAAGTGCTCTACAGCGCGGCGAGAAACAATGCGATACTCCGGAGACTATGTCACAGGAATCGCCACCATGCACAAATCAAACCTTGTCCCCGTCGGTAGAGGAGACAATCCAGAAGATTATTCAACCATGAGGAGAAACTAATATGGATCGTAATAAAATTATTCGTGAGTTAAAAGAAGGTCTGTGTCGTGTGGACTTTACTAAAGTAAATGGCGAAAGCCGTGTGATGCTTTGTACGCTAAACTTTGATGATATTCCAGTAGACGCTCATCCAAAGAATAACGATTCGGTTGATAAGTGGCCAGAGAATCTAGTTAAAGCCTATGATATAGATGCTAAAGGCTGGCGTTCTTTTAAGATGGATTCCGTAAAGGCTTTTGCAAAAATATAAATAGGTTTACATCTCTACAATATTGTGATATAATATCAGTATTGTACAGGAGAAATATATGGCTGTAAAAAAGAAAGTACGTAAAGTTCGCATGCGAGCTAAAACTGGTTTAGCTGCTGCACCTTTAGATTCTTTTAGTAAACTTAGATTTTATTTCCACTATGAAATGGACGGAAAAGAAATTAGTCCAATCATTAAGTCGTGGATTAAATCTGAGTTTAGTAAGGAAGAAGCTAAAGCGATCTTAAAGAATCCTGAGTATCACTTCACTATGTATGCGCATTTTGCTGCATGCATTTATTGGAGCAGCTTGAACTTAGAAGTTGATGATGACTATAAGAAGTGGCCAACGATCGTTAAAAAGTATTATTCGGACTTAATTGAGCAGGGTAAAAGTCTTCTCGAAGCTGATGAAGATATTGCTAAGACTGATCAGCCATCGAACGTAATTAAACTGAATCCGCATCAACGACTCTTAAATAAGATCAACAGTACTATCATGGATGACATTGAAACACTATATGATTCATGGTGTGACGGTGAAAAAGGTACACTAGATCTTTACAGCCAATTTAAAAAGCATGGATTATCAGGCTCTGCAGTTGAACCTGTACGTAAAGAGCTTCAGTTTCAACTGGACGAATATCGTGATGCGTACACTGGAAGCTGTGAAGATGCAGTCGAGGGTTGGTCTCATGTAAATAAGCCAGAACTCAAGAGAAGAATAAAAGCATTAGATGATATGCTTACTGACCTTGATAAAATTAAGCTTGCAGCAAAAGCTTCACGTAAGACGCGTATGCCAAAACCACGTGCTGCTGATAAGCAAGTCGCAAAGGTTAAATACGCTAAAGAAAACAACGAATATAAAGTTGTTTCTATCCTACCAATTCAAATAGTAGGAGCAATGCGACTATTTGTCTTTAATGGCAAAACTCGAGAGATTATTGAGTACATTTCATCGTCAACTAACGGGCTAGAAGTGAAAGGTACAACTATACTCAACGTTGGAGAGGAATCACGTAAGACCAGGTTAAGAAAGCCTGAAGATTTCCTGTCTATTGTTCAATCAAAAACGACGAGGCAAATAGATAACGAATGGCAAAAATTAACTACGAAGACAAGTCAACCAAATGGAAGATTAAATTTGGATTGTGTGCTGTTGCGTGCATTGGATCATTAACCTCTTGTACTGATACTGTTGAACCGGAGCCTGTAGTTGAAACTCCGGTTGAGGTTATTGTTAGGCCAATGACTGTACGCGACTTACTGACCGAAGAATCAATCAACTGTTTAATTCAAAATAGTTATTATGAAGCTAGGAATCAGGAAGACGAGGCAATCGTCGGTGTCGTGCATGTGTCATTGAATCGTTGGTATGACAGCCGATACCCTGATAACATTTGTGACGTTATATACCAAAGTAAATTAGATCGTTATGGAAGAATCATACTGAACCAATGCCAGTTCTCATGGTATTGCGATGGTAAGTCTGATAATCCTAAAGATAAAGTAGCATATGATCGGATAACTAAAGTTACTGAAAAGGCTATTATGCTTTGGTATTTGAATATGGATATTACGGATGGATCTACACACTACCACTCAATAAAGGTTTATCCTGATTGGGCACCCACGCTCGCCTATATTAAACAACTAGGTGATCATAAATTTTATAGATGGAATTAACATGATTGAAACTAAAATATTAACGAAAAAGAAATTCTCAGAGATGGTAGAGAAGCGAGTAATCAAATCAAATGATACGACATACCTTGAGGCGTGTCTGGCAATATGTGAAGAACTCGAATATCCACCTGAAGATGTAGGTAAGCTTATTTCTCCTTCGTTATATTCTAAACTTGAAGCCGAAGCAGCAAGGGTACGTCTTATTAAAAGCATGACTAACACGCATGCATTGCCTATATGATAATGGAACCATTCGACGCATTTAGATTCTATCAATCAGTAAAGCTTCATTTCGAAAGCGATACTTATGATGCAATTAAATACAATTACAAAACATCAGCTAAACCGCAAACGTTTTGGAAGAGAAAGGATAAATACTTTTTTGCGAAAGTCGGTCGGAGGTTTACTACTCCGGTTGACCTGATAAATTATTATGTTTCTCATTTTATTCATGACACTAAATGGATTGGTGAAATGATTAACGATGATGATACATATAACAAATGGCTTAAGAAGAATCAATCGATGGGTTATGTCTTCGAGCAAGATCTTTATAAGCTAAAAGAAATAAATGAGTCTTTCGATAAACTGCTAGACTCATCCGATGGCCATCCTCAGATCATCTCTGCTTACATGAGAGACGAGATAAGTATTGAGACAGTGGTTATTGTGAATCGGCTTACTCAGTTCATTAGAGTGGCTGATAGAAAGATTACGGAAACTATTGTGTGGCCTGATGTCTCACGTAAGATCCGTAAGTACGAAGCGTTCTTTCAATGTGATACTGATAAGATGAAAAAAACTGTCTTAAAGGTGTTTACAAATTAATAAGAGCGTGATATAATAGTGTATATTATGCATAAAGTGGATAATACAGTCAATACAACATATATAGGAAAATATAATATGTCATTTCAAGATCTAAAACGTAATCGTTCTTCTTCAATCGATGCCCTCACAAAAGCAGCAGAAGCTGTCGGCGGTGGACAACAGCAGCAAACCAAAAGCTATGTAGATGATCGTTTCTGGAAACCAACTGTCGATAAAGCAGGCAATGGTTATGCAGTAATTCGATTCCTTCCAGCTCCAGCAGGTGAAGAACTTCCATGGGTTCGTTACTGGGATCACGGCTTCCAAGGTCCTGGTGGTTTATGGTACATCGAAAACTCTTTGACTTCTGTTGGTCAGCCAGATCCTGTATCAGAAATGAATTCAGTGCTTTGGAATACTGGTCGTGAAGAAGATAAGCAAATAGCACGTGATCGCAAGCGTCGTCTGCATTATGTCTCAAACATTCAGGTAATCTCTGATCCAGGCAATCCAGCGAATGAAGGTAAGGTATTCCTTTATAAGTTTGGTAAGAAGATCTTTGATAAGATCATGGATGTTATGCAGCCACAGTTTGCAGATGAACAACCAGTTAATCCATTTGATTTCTGGGACGGTGCAAACTTTAAACTAAAAATCCAGCAGGTAGGCGGATATCGCAACTACGATAAGTCAGAGTTTGCTGAATCAAGTGTCATGACAGAAGACGATGCTGTACTTGAAGCAACTTATAATAAGCTCTATAGCCTACAGGACTTTGTAGATCCTAAGAATTATAAGTCTTATGAAGAGTTGTCTGCACGTCTAGCCAAAGTACTTGGTGAGCAAACGGTTCGTACTACTGCTGAATCTATTTCTTTGGATGAATCAGCTCCAGCACCTTCATTCCATAGTGATGTCGGAGTTGCTACTGCAGCTGTAAGTGGTACTGATGATTCTACTGATGATTCAGAGGATACATTGAGTTACTTTCAGAAACTAGCTTCACAAGGCTAATGTTGTTCTGAAGTTTAGAGGGAGGCGAAAGCCTCCCTTTTTTTAATATCGATTTGCGAAATCCATTCTAACAAAGTCATCAGGAGAGACGCCTTGTGATATGTTATATGTCGCTGATGAGATGTTGTTTGTGTTACCAGCCTTTTGACCACCACCAGAATTATTGTTGTTAATAATAATTGGAGCTGCAGCAGCGGCTTTCATTTCAGATTCATTAGCACTCAAAGATCTTTGTTTTTCTAAAAGAGGCACTGGACGTTCAAGTGCCTCTACAGCAACGTAATCTGAAGGTCGAGTGTTAAGTGAATCTGCAGTACCATACTCCGAAGGTCGAGTA